GGAGTGATACTTGTGTCAAAGTCAGACAAAACTGTATCAATACTTATGCCTGAGATTGAGGAAACACAAGACAATTATACTAAGAAGACTACGAACAATGTACGTACTACATTACATAACAATACAAAACATAACAATACAATAATAGATATAGAGGAGGTAAGGTAATGAGTGTAGAAAATGATGAGTTAAATAAGATAGGAGCTATGGTGTTAGATGAATGGTCAGTAAGTCAATTCATAAGCGCTATAGATGACTATGATATTGATATAGATATACGAGGTAGTGATATAGAAAAATTATGCAGAGCAATAATGGAGGATAAAAATGAGTAGAACGGAAACAGAAAATAAAAGTGTGTGGGGAAAGCTAAGAACTGCTATGAGTAACTTAGATAACTCAATTCCTGACCATGTTTTTGATGATGAAGAGGGACAGGATTTGGCTGATTGGATTAATGAGGTATGGGATGCTATAAATGACTTAGAACGTCACTATGCTCAATATCATATGGTTAAAAAAGACAATGAGGAATAAACATAAGTGTCTATACTTGCCACGTGATTGGCATAGACCTGATGTAGATACCATGATAGCAGTGCGTGAGATGTACGAGACGGGCAGTATTTCTAAGTTGCTAGTCAAGGCATACCCTGACGGACATGATGACGGTAGAGGGCTACATAAGAAGTATTTAAAATATAAGGAGGTGTAATGCTTGATGATAATGATATAAAGAATCTGTTTACTATGATGACTACTTTGTTTGGGCATAAGTTCAAGAGTGGATATGGTACAGGTATGCAGGGAAATAAGTTATCTGTTACAGGTAAGGTGTGGCAACGTACACTCAATGGTGTACCACATATCAGACAGGTGATAGATAAATTATTCTTACCTGATAGCGCAATCTTTCAGAGCAAGGAATGGTGTCCTGATTTGAGAGAAGTTATGCAGATGTGCCTTGACATATCGAAGAACATAGAGCAGAATATAAAAAGTAAAACATTAAAGTTAGAGACGGATGACCACAACGTAAGATTCTCTGAGTTCTACGTTGCGAATCATAAGGGTGATAATGATAATGATTATCAGTATCATATAGATAATATAAAAAAACATGGGAGAAATAAATGATAGACAAAATGAACGGAGAGATTGACGCATACAAAGAGATAAAAGATTTGTGTGAAGATATGAATAAGATACAACACAGTACAGAGATTGATAGTATTATTAGATTCTGCGACAGGATGATTGAGCAGTTACAGGAAACTGTGGACGGTGCTATGGAAAGCATGTATGAATCATTTAAAAAGAATAAAATAAATGGAGACCTATCTGATGAAACTATTAACTGATGCTAAGAATAAAAGTCAAATGGTATTGGCGCACTTGCAACACTATGGAAGTATAACTACATGGGATGCAATAACACAGTACAAAGCAACAAGACTATCAGCTATTATATTTAATCTTAAAGAGAAAGGATATAATATTGAGAGTGTTAAGAAAGACGGTGACGGGTGTAAGTTTGTTGAATATATATTACATGAGAAAAGGGAGGACGCAGTATGATTGATAAGCTAGTTAACTTCTTTTGTGATTTACCTGATTCAGTACAGGTATTCATAATAGTGTCAGCTATCGTATTGTTTTGGGAAGTAATCTTATAGTGGCTAAACCACCTAGTAAGAAGACTAAGGAAGAATACAATAGGGCAGTTGAGTTCGGTTGTGTTGTCTGTAAAAAACATTATGGACTACGCACCGAGCCAACCATACATCACTTGACAGGTGCAGGTATGGGATTAAAAAGCAAAAGATTTATTCCGTTATGTCCTGAGCATCATCAAGGTAATCAAGGAGTGCATCACAATACTAAACTATTTGAGGAACGATTTGGTACACAAGAAGATTTACTTGATTGGTACTTGCAAAACATAACTGAGTAGAATATAATAACCGAAACAAATGGAGAAAAAAATGAACACAGAGACAATATCAAAACAGATATGGGATACACTTAGTCCTATTGATTGTAGTAAACACGTAGAAAAGAAAGGTAGTGGTAACTTTGTAGCTACATATCTATCTTGGACTTGGGCATGGGGAATCTTAATGGAGAACTTTCCTAAATCTTTCTATGAGTTTGCGCCTAACGAAACACATGCAGACGGTACAGTTACAGTACATTGTATTGTTAATGTTAATGGAATCATAAGGAAGATGTGGTTGCCTGTTATGAATCACATGTTTAAAGCTACAGTTAACCCTGATGCTAGACAGATTAGTGATGCCAAGATGAGATGCTTAGTTAAATGTATAGCTATGTTTGGGCTTGGTCATTACATCTATGCAGGAGAGGACATACCGTCAGCAGATAAAGAAAAGAGTTCTGATAAACAGGTAAAGAAAGAACCAAATGAAAACCAAGTACCACCTAAACATCAAACCAATGAGGTTAATGATGCTATCAAGGGAGACCTTGAAAAACTAAAAGCTAATCTTAATAAGGTTAAAGATATCAAAGATGGAGTAGAGAAACTTGGTCAGTCTATATAATTTAAGAGCCAGTCAGATAGCAAGAGTCATAGGGAATGACGACTATTGTTCAAGGCAGAATCATTTTGCTATTCTGATTGGTGAGAAAGAAGACAAACCTGTTAATGAAATGTATACCTCACACGGACATGAGTGTGAAAAATATGGAGTAGCGCATGTCATGATTGCTACCCAATCTCTCGTTGTTGACTGTGGCTCTGAATTATTAGGGTCGCAGTTTACGATGACAGAAGATTACATGAGTACAGATGCCACGTTAGTGCAGTTATCTTGTACACCTGACGGGTTTATTGATGAGAAAAATGCAGTGGTTGAAATCAAATCACCGTATTTTGTGCAGGAAGATTTTGATAAATATATTAAAAGATATTTACCACAAGTATATTTCCAACAGTATCTTGTAAGAAGAAACAGTAGGAAGAATAATGCTGACGGTACATACTTTTGTATATATCAAAAGGGTAACACAAAGTTATATTATATACCCTACAATGAGGACTATATTAATAACTATATGTTACCAAAGGTAGATGAGTTTGCTAGATACTTATTGAAAGGTAGTCTTGATAAAGATTTCTTAACAAAAAGAAAAAGCAAAGAATCATTTATATACAACGGGGAGGTGCAATACAATGAGTGCATTTAAGTTACCCAGTATTGAGCTAGAACAATTAGTAGATTACGTAGAGAAACTTGGATTACAGAAAGCTGAAGCTGAGAGAGAACTACATAAGCTAACTGAAAATAAAAAGGTTGCTATGGCAGTAGCATTACTTAACTGCGCTGATGTTAAAGGAACACAGGCACACAAGGAAGCTATTGCTATGACAGATGAGGGTGTTGTTATGTATATAGATAAGATAGCAGATGCTAAGAAATTAGTAACTGAACTTACCAGTAAGATATCAGCACAAGAACATAGGTTAAGATTGTTTCAAACTCTAAGTGCTAATGAACGTAGAGAGAAAGGATTTTACCAAAGACTAGGAGATTAATATGGCAAAGTATATAAACCTTGCAATTAAAAATGCAGACACAGGAGAGAGAATATACATTAAGTTATTCACTAACGATAAAGAGTACGGTGAAATCAATGAAGTGTTATTCAAGAAAGTAAAGATAATAAGTGAGACTGAAAGCAGAAATGCACAATCATTTATGGGTAACAGTAAGTACAAGAACTTGAATAAAGAGGGTAAAGATTTTACTATCAATACCAAAGATACATATGAGTTCTCAGGTTGGTTAAAAGAAGATGACTATGAAACTAAGAAAAAGATAGATGAAATAAAAGAAGTATTCGATGGGAAAGGTACACCGTTTTAGAATTGCATGACGATGCAAAGGAAACACAACAAACCTAAGTGTTTCTTCATAGGTAGATACTGCAGAGGTGATTTTAGAATTACATACTAGTTGAAACAGACGGCTGTTGGTTACTTAATTGGCTTTGTTTGGATTCTAAACGTGAACTCTTAAACAGGCAGTATTTATCTATGGCATATAAACAAAGGAGAAAACAATGGAAGAAAAAAAACAAACGTATTGGGACACATGGTATTCACGTCCTGAAAACAGGGAAAGAAAAAAACAATATGCAAAGGAAAGGTATTATAAAAAGAGAGATGATATCTTAAACAGAAAAAAAGATAGGTTGTCTAATGAATCAGAAGACCAAAGACAAGCTAGACTACAAAAGATGAGGGAGTATTATTATTCAAGAAAAAACAATGACAATCAAGATAGATAAAGACATACCTATTAGAGAACCAGGTAGACCTGTACTAAAAAAGTATGAAGAATACTATGATACTGTAGATATTATGGAACATGGTGATTCTTTTGCTGTAGATAGTATGAGGACTGCACAAGCTATGAGAGAATATTCTTACACAAATAGGTTTCGTTTGAAAAATAAAGATGCTAAGATTGTAACTAAACAAATGTCCTCTAACGAGTACAGGGTGTGGAAAATATTTGAAAGCTGAAATGCTATCTATGTTGTGCGCTAAGTCAATGAATCTTGAAGTGGGTTCACGTAGTCATGACGCAATAACAACAGAAGATATATCACACTTCTTAGGTACTTGTAAACTTAAGAACAGGGAATACGATATACTCATGGCTAAATATTTAGATAGTCATGAGTCAAGAACATCTTTATATGATGACATCTTTATAGAATGTTGTGATATATTTTTTAAAAACCACAAAGCTAGTGAGCTAAGAGGAGAGAAGTTCTTTATGAGAATGTTTATCTACCTAGCATTTCGTGAAATCTTTTATGAATCTTGTTTTGTATGTCAAGGCAGAGGAACAATATCAAACGGAGACAGGATAGAGAAGTGTATGCATTGTGATGGTACAGGACAATTTATATATGATGATGATAATAGACCTGAGTTTATGGGAATAGAAAAAGAAAGGTTTATGAAGTTTAAGAAATCATATATGGAAATGTTAAATATGATTAGGGATATAGAGTTAAGTGCGCTAAGTAAAATAGGTGATGAGTAATGACAACAGCATTAGTAAGAATTAAAGAAGATAAACAACTGGTTGGTATATTTACTTATCAATCAAAAGGTGTTGGAGAATTATTTAATTTAGTAGACCAATGTACCAGTCCATATGGTTGTGAATATATAGATATTAATTACGGTGGTGTTTATTGGGCAGACAATGTAGATTCCATAAAAGGATTAAGTGAAATGACTGAAGAAGAAATCAATACTAATGATACTTATAACAATGCAACAATAGATGAGTATGTTCTTGGTACATTAGATAAGTCAGAGGGAATGTGGGATGACATTGATAGAGAAACTTAAATGGTTCAGTTCATTTGTATTAACTATAGGAATTATACTCACCTCGTATAATATTTACCCTGCTAATCTCTATGTTCAGGTGGTCGGGGTACTCGGTTGGTTGTTAACGGGTATCCTGACTAGAGATAATCCACTCATATTTATTAATTCAGTAGCTTTTGTTGTTCTTGTGTCAGGTATTGTATACTCTTGGTAGGATATAGGGGGCTAGAATGGACGTTATCACGTTTATTCTAATTCCCTATATCAATAGTACCGACTAGTGAGTAACTCTATTGTCGTCCTCTGTAGATACCTTATCTGAGCTATCAATGTTTTCCTCTGATGTAGCATCTTGAATTGCTGATAACTTAGGTGCAAGGGTAGGAATCTTAGCAACAAGTCCCTGTAATTCCTCAATCAGTTCAGCATCTGACTTATGTTTGTTATCTTCCATGTTGATATTAATATTCTGTGATGAGTAGTTACCCAATTCTAATATTAGTTTAGCGCAGTTAAGACGTACTGAGTCTTGGTCTGAATGTAATAGGTCTTCAAGTACATTGATTGCCTTGCCTGATACAGATGTGATTCTTTCTTCATTAATCTTTCTGATTTCTTTTTCGTATTTTCTTTTTAGATAGTATCCCATTTGAGATGGGTTCTTATTATATCCTGCTTTCTGTGCTGACTTGGTTGCGTTAGCTAGTGTATCTCCACTTGTAAAATATTCTACAAATAGTTTTTCTTTCTTCTCATCTGCTACTCTCATTCTTCCACCTTTTTCATTATCCACTCTTTGAGCTTGTTCGTTTGATGTTCAGGTACTGGTATATCAAGTCTGAATTTAATCCATGACTTGTCCAATACTAAACTCCCATCTATATCTGTTCCCTCTTTATCTCCTGATATGTGAGAGACTATAGTTATAGTTTTATCATTTTCCTCAACTATTAAGCCGAGTGATACACAGTCAGCTAGTTCAGGTTTTAATTCTTTAATGTCAGTCCACCCGTGTGTTGGGGTAACTGCGTCCTCCCAATTTAAGAAAGTAATTATTGGTTGCATTATTTGTTCCTTAGATAATTAAGATAGTCAGCGCCCTCCTCAACTTCCCAAAATACTTTGATGAAGTCAGGATGGTCTTCAGTTAAGTTGGTATTAAATACAGCAACAGCACAAGCTGACATCATCTTACATGGAAGATTAAGTTGCTTTGCAAAGTTGTCGTACTTCTTATATGAACCTACTTGTACACAGTGCATAATCTTATCTGAGTTAGCATCCTTGATAGGACTATATCCTGATACATGAGTATGACCTGCTATGAGTAAGTGGTCTCTTGCATTGAACAATGCGTGTTTAACAATACCGTGTGCTGTATTGTACATTGAATGTCCTCTAAAATTATGAGAACAATTTACTTTGATTTCGTGGTTAGGTAATTTGATTTTGAGTCTTGCGTTATGATTAGAGTATACAGTCTTTAGAGGTTTACACATCCAGTTGATTGGGTCACCCTCCATAGCCCACATATCATGGTTACCTGCAACAATAAATATATAAGGTGTTGCATTGACTAACCACTCTACAAGCGCCCACTGTTGCTCCCCATTTGTCGTTTGGTCTGCCCATAATCCTGCTAACTTACCACGTCTAGCCCAGTTATTAGATAAATCCCCAACAGAACAAGCATACATACCATCTGTTTGATTAACAATATCTATATGGTTTCTTAATGATATCCAATCACACCCATCATCATCAACGTGTGGGTCTCCTTGTATATATAATCCGATAGGTTTCTTATCATCTATCTTTATGTTGATAAACTTTTCAGACTTTTCTCTTGCTTCTTTTCTTTTGAATACTTCTGTTCTTGCATTGATGAGTTCTTCTGTAGACCAATCAAGATTCTGAGCTTCTTCTAATTCGTAATTCTTTGTAATCTTAGGACTAACTGTTTTTTTATTACAAGTCCTGCACTTCCATCTTTTTCTTTTCTTTTCTGTACCACAATGACCTGCTTTAATTAAGTGAGTTGAATCACAATGAGGACATTGTAGGGCATTACCATCCTCATCTCTTTGTATAATACCTACTCTACTATAATTGCCACCATTATTATTGATTTGGTATGTCATTTATTTTCTTCCTCATTTATTAAATAATCTAAGTACCAACGTGCTTTCTTTAAATCTTGCACAGGTGTACCCTTATACGGAAATCTTGTAACATACTTGATGATGTTACCTCGAACATAGTCCATATCCCATGACCGTATATACTTAGTAGTTTCTATCCCCTTTGTGTAGTGGGGTGGATTACTAATAAGGTCTTCTTTCTTCTTGCTCATCAATCTTATCCATTATCTCGTCCCAAGTTATTGGTAGACAATTAAAGAATACTACACCACCGTACTGATAGTCAAGTCTTCCTCTTATCCTGTCTTTGATACTGAACCTAGCATTAGGTTCTATGGCATGGATAGCCCTGATGATTTGCATTTCCCTTTTTGTATAAGGGATGTTTGCGCTCATAGTTATCTCCTATTAGTTTAAGCATATAGCCATCTAGTGATGTAATATGACATAACTAATATTAGTATAAATTCTAAGACTGATATCTCAGGTCTTAGATATTTCGTCCTTACCTTACTTAGCAAGAACTTAATTAAGTTTATCATGGCATGAAACCTCTGCTATTTCTAGCTTTAATTAGGTTTCAAAACACCCACTCTAGTCTTGTGAGTTCTATTTAGTTCTTCTTGAAACTTAATCCATTTCTTTATTTGTTTCTGTTTCTTTGTTTCTTTCTTTACCACTTTTTGCATGACCAATACCTAGCTGTTAGTTTAGATTTAGCAGTATCACACTTGTGTCTTGCTCTAAATGATTTACGTCTTGACGGTATGTTCTTTTTAATCTTCATGTTAGCATCACCAAATCTAATGAGCTTAATCTTATCTCCCTCTTTGGCTAATACAGCAAACTTCTTCCCACCTTTACGTGAGTTCTTTGGTTTGTTATATCCTGAGAATTTTTCACCTGCTCTTTCTACTGTCATTATCTATTCTCCACTCTACGATTGATAATCTCTTATCTATTTTTAGTAACTCTTTCATTATATCTTCTTTAATCTTTTGGCGCTCAATAACATTATCAGGAGATGGTATTATTTGATTGTCCATATTTACTAGTATAGACATCTTCTGATTAAGTATGTTTACACTATCATGTATATTTAATAAGCTAGTAAATAAATACCCTAACATTGCTAACAACAATGGTATTGCTGCTGTAATCAATTTATCTATCATCTGCGAGTAGCTGCCGAACCAAAATAAAAACCCGATATCGCTGCTAGAAAATGTGTGTCTGCTGTAGTAATTACGATACCACTTAAACCTTTAAATGCTGTAACCTCTTGGGTGCTGCCAAATATCCACCAACCCTCTTTAACTTGCTCAAGATACATAAGATGTACTTGTACTGATGGGTCTAAGAATACTGCTATCTTAGGTAGACATATAATAAATATAACTGATAACAATGCCATCCATCTTCTTGTTACAGATTGAAAGTGACCACCATGTTTTCTTGCATCATCAACCGATGCTCTTTCTATCTCTGCTCTTTGCATGAGATATCGTTGTTGGTCTGCATTATCCTTAGATTTCTGTGACCATATAGATAGTACACCAGTAAGTAATGATGAACCTAACATGGTAATGATTTCAAACGGTATCATTTTGTACCTCTTGTTAATTTAGAAACTTCTCTTTTGTATGTTTCTTTTAACTTGTTAAGTCTTTCATGGTAATCTTTAGCTGTTATTTCTTTTTTGCCAACCTGTACTGCAAGAGATTTGGTTGCTTGTTTTAAACTATTATTTAATTTTCTTATTTCTCTAGCGCTTATATCAGACAATTTACTAACATCTGCTTCATTAATAGATAGACCTATGCTATTTAAAAGAGTTTCAGTTTTAGTTAAGTCTTCACTTAATCCTTTTCTTGCGCCAGGAGTAAATGTTCTTTCTATTTTTTTGTATGCAGGGGTATCTGATATCAAACCAAAACTTGCATCTTCAAAAGGTAGTGGTAAGTTAGGAATAAATCCCTCTGCAAATTTACCAACTCTATATCCTAAAGCTCCACCAATAGGGCTAGACTTTTCATCTATAGGGTTATAACTTTGTCCTGTAAAAGGGTCTCTACCAACTACTATTTTATTTACAGCATCAATTCCTGGACCACCAATTCCTAAAATTGCAGGTACACCTGGAATTGACTGACCTACTTCTTGTTCCATTTTAAATATATCGCCACCAGGTAATTTCCTGCCTACGTCAAAATACCTAGCAACTCCCTCTTTAGAATCATATGGTAGTCTTATGTTCGAATAAGGCATAAATGGAAGACTAAATGCTTTATCATCTTTTGTTCCCTGCATATATTGTCTTTGTCTTTTTTGTTCTTGTTGTGTATCTCCTGCCCTAATTCTCATTTCATCATCTATTAAATACATTCCAAGACCTAGCACTGCCATTCTTTCAGGAGTTGATATTGCAGCTTTAGTTAGAATAGGAATCATTCTATATGAGTAAGATAAGAAAGGAACAGCAGTGTTTCTTAAGGCATTAACACTATTTGATTTAATATCATAGTCAACAAATTGTCTTATAGCTGCATCTGCTGCTTCTTCTTGAGTATACAATTTACCTGTCTCAGGATTAATTTCTTTTCTTTTTGTTTTGTATAAACCATATCTAAATATTCTATCTTCAAATTGATACCATGCTGTTAACTTAGCATCAACATTTTCCCCAAAAAGTTTTTTAGCATTTTTAAATTGTTTAGGTAATGAATCAAATATTACATTAAATACTCCACCAGGTTTATCTGCATTAGATATGTTTATAGTTTTATATATTTCGTCAGGATTTAATCCTTTCTTTAATTCTGCAGTTATATAGTCAGCGCCAAATACACCCTCGTCTACCATCTCTTGCAAGTCTTTAGGTAATTGTTCTTTTTCTATTTTACCTAAATCATACTGTCTCATTAGTTTTCCATATTTAAATGACTTAGCTAATTCTGTCCAGTTACCACCTGATAAATAATAAAGAGATATATTAGACACAAAGTTATTAAAATGAACAACTGGGTTATATACTGTTTTTGTTTTTTTCCAAAAACTTTGCATAGTAAAATAACTTTCTCCAAGTGGTCTAGCCCAACTACTATCCACTGCTTCTTGTAAAAACTTTATATCATTAAACTCTTTTCTTTTTACTAAATTACCTGTTAACTTACCGTACTTACTTATCCTAGGTTGAAAGATATTTTTTTCTGCTTCAGTTAATTGACTTTGCTCGTCTCTTTGTTTGTTAATTAATCTTTGAGCTAAAGTTTGTTTTTTAGTTACGTTTATTTTTTTATCAGGAACAAAAACATATTCTTCTTCACCTATGTTTTTTGTATCTAATCTATTTTTTATAAGAACTTCTTTTGCTTCTTCACGTGTTGCATACTCTCCAAGTATTCTTCCCTCATTATCTTTAGCAGAATACATAATTAGTGGAGCTTCATCTATAGATTGTTTAAGAGTTCGATTAATCTTTCTTTCTATCTTTTGTGCTTTTTCGTTTGTTGCTTTTTGTAATTGATTAAATTGTGTTTTGAGTCTAATGTATTCTAGGTCAGTAAGAACATTACCTACTTCTCGTCTCATTGTTTGAGTCGTTCTAATCTCTGACATCTTTTGAGCAATTTCTGTTAATTCAGGAGTTGAATATACAGGTTTTCCATCTGCTCCAATTATCTTTGTTATGTTACTATCATTTAATGCTTTGTTTAAAAATGAATCTTGAGTTCTAACAAAACCTTTTTGCAAACCTACATCATAAAGACCTTGATAAAATTTACCTAATCCTAATGTAGAGTTTAATTCAATAGCAGTAGCTTTTATGCCTTTAGCTGCATCTTCAATTTCTTTTAAACCTTGTCTTTGTTTTTTTGTTAGCTGATAATTAACAACAAAATTACCCTCGTCATCTTTCTTAACTAATATTCCATAGTTAGATGGTTGGTCTAAATCATCAACTCCTTTTATATATCTTGGGTCATCTTTAGCAACTCTATTTATTATTTTGCCAACTCTTTTTTTGTATGATGAGTTAGGAAAAGATGTTTGGTCTTCGTATCTTTTTTCATAATCATTTTTTGTTTTATAATCAATCTTTCTTTCTTTTTCTAAACCTGTAACCAACTGATTAACTTCATCTAAAACTTCTTTTTCAGTTCTACCTGCTGTGTTTATAGTAATTTGTGTACCTCTAGGTCTTAGACTATCTCCCCTTATTGTTAATAAGTTATTAATACTTTTCTTTATAAACTCTGTGTTGTTATTGTTTTCTAAGTTATATAGTCTCTTGATATATGTATCTATATTTGTTTTAAATACGTCATCATCTAATAAACCTGCGTCTCTTAAATCTTCTCCAAGTTCTTTAAACAATTTTATTTTTTTATCATTTAATTTAGATATATCTTTTACAGAAGTTGGTAAACTAATTCCTAAATAATCTTCTACAGGCACATCAACAGCAGCAGCACCCTCTCTTTCTAATGCTTGTTCCTTTGTTAATGTTTTACCTGCAGCAACTTTGTCATCATAAGGTAAAGTCTTTCTAAATATTTTTTCTCCTGCATCTAAGTCATATACTTCATCCATAGTTAAATCACCTGACATAACTTGATAAAGAATTTTTCTATCAGCTTCATCTAACTTTTCTGCTTCATCTGCAAGTCTTGCAAGTTTACCTTGATAACCTAACAAGTTAGAATCCATCTGTCTTTTTTTAGCTATTATACTTCTATTTAATTGAGCTTCTGTGCTTATGCTTCCTATTACTTTGTCAGCAATTTCAGTTTTATTTGCATGGTCTCCTATTTTTTTACCACCAACAAATGCTAATGTTGTAAGTGCTGCATTTTTTAAAAATTCTTCTGAAGACTGTGCATCTTCTAAGTTGTTAAATACGTTATATCCTACAACTGCTGATGTTGTATATCCTAATGGATTTCTTACCATGCTATCGTATACTGGTTTAGATACATTTTTTTTAAAACTTTCAAGATAAGTTAATTCTTCATCTCCATTTGTATATCTAGCTTTTTCAGCATTTCTTCTTCTTTTTTTTCTATCCCTTTGTATTTCTTCTCCAAGTATTTCGTCAAGGTCTACATCTTTTTTAGGTTCATCAAAACCTAAATGTTTTCTGCCAACTAAACCTAATACTCCTGTTAAACTCCCACCTGCAAGAGAACCAAAAGCTGCATTAGTTAATCTTTCTTGCCCGTTGTCTTCATCTACATAACCAGTAAATCCTGCAACACCACCATATCCTATTCCTTGTGCTACCAAAGAACCTATGCTTTTAGCTTTCATTACAGGTAATGCCCATCCTGCAGGGTCAGCTATTACTCCTGCTATATATCCAAGTAGTGCTGTAGTTCCATGTTTATCACTTTCAAATAAAGAGTTTAATCTTCTTTGCTCCATTCTCATGGATTCTAAATCCTTTCCTCTTAATTGTTGTACACCTCTATATGTATCAGATGCGCCCATAGATGAACTAAACCAAAATGCTTCAGATACTGACATATCTTTTATACTGTCTACAGGTCTTTGAGATGCTATAGTATCTTTATTAATAGCATCATATGGTGTTGCATCTTCGGAAAAAATATCTATTTCTTGTGGTTTAGGACCACTTGAAATTTGTTCTACTTCTTCTCTATCAAATATATTTACAGACATTTATTGTCCTAACATGCTTGTTTCAAAACTATTCATGGTATCATCCCAATCCCATTTAGCAACTTTAATACCATTTACAGTTCCTCTATTTTTAAACTCCCTAGATGCTGCTAAATGTTTTTGTTCTACATATTCAAAAAGATTTTGATTATCTAGGTATAATGGAAATAGTTTGTTTTTAAAAAGTTCTTTGCTAGGTAAATCTACTGGAATTTGTTCTCCATTAGCCCCAAACTGGAAAGATTTTTTTACTCTAGCTAAATTACCAAGCTCATCCTTTTCATAATATAGTTTATCATATGCAGTCAAAGCATCTTTAGCTATACTTCTTTGTTCTTTTGCGACAGAAGTACCTTTTGTTTTTTGAGCAGCAGCTAACTTAGCATAAGTTGATAATTGTCCTTGAGCTGTTTTGGACACATCAGTTAAAACTCTACTAGCTACATCATATCCTGATTCACCCATTCTTCTTTGACCAAGCATACCTACACCTGCTCTAATCAATGCAGCATTTTGTATTGCCTTAAGCATTTGTTTTGGGTCATCACTTAATGATGTTGGAGCAACTACTCCACCTAATGATTCTGTTAGCTTTTGTAGTTCTTTCTCATCTATCATTATAGTAATCCTCGTCTTCTATATTTTTCATATGGGTCTTGTGATTGTACCATTAAACCTGGTGTAGCTTGAGTAGGCATTATTGTTGGAGCAGTAGGTCTTCCACTACTTCCACCACTAAATGCACTTAATAAAGTAAGTAAAGTTAATGGACTCATTGTTGATTCAGTAGGTGTTTCAGCTATTTCTTTTATAGGTATATTATATGCTTCTGCTAACCTAGCTTTAGCTCCACTATCTATTGGATTTGTAGCCATAGAAACTTCTTTTAAATTTTGTTCTGCAGTTATTTGTTGTTGTAAATTTTCTTCAGTAAAAGGTTGAGCTGCCATAGAAAGATATTCTTTCCTAGCTTCTTCTAATAATCCAGGATACTCTACAGGTTTTTCTACACGAGTAAAAGATGGACCTCCAGGGTAAAATGGTGGCAATGGTTTTTCAGCATTACTAATTATTTCTCTATCTTGTGCTGACATAAAAACAGATGGTCTTGCATCCAACATGCCTTGAGACATTAACTGCTGTCTTCTTTCTTCTTCTTTTTCTTTATCTGATTTAAAGATACTTGTCATAAAACTCAGATAATCTTTATCTAAAAAACTATTCATAATATCTCCTAATCAAATAAACTTGCTAATGCTACTGCTGCTGCTACCTGGGGAGCATATGCTGCTATTCCTGTTGCAGGAGCTGCTGCTATACCAGGAGCTGCTGCCACTGCTGCAGTCCCTCCTAAAGCTCCTGAACCAACTGTGCTATAAGTTCCCAATCCTAACAAACCTGCTCCTATTGCTCTTTGTCCAAATGATGGGTCTCCACCTGACATAGATGATGTTGTTGTTCCAGGCAATATAGTTCCAAGAGTTATACCAGAGTAATCTCTTAATGCTTGTAACGGTGCTTGTTGCCCAAACTCAAACCTAGCACGTGCTTCATCTATAGCTTGTTGTTGTCTTGCTTGTTCAGCTAAACCTACTTGACCTAATGTCTGAGCAGGAGCTAACCCCATTTGCATAACAGATGGTGCTAAACTAATTGCTCTTTGTTGAGCAGTAACAGCATCTTGATATGCTTTAGAATACATTTGAGAACTAATATCACCTGCCTTTTGCAAGTAATCTGATATTACACCTTGTTCAAGTATAGCTTGTCTTGTGCCACCTAGCTGTCCTGCTTGGGTAGCGCCACGTCTTGCTTGTTGTAATAATCCTTGTGCCTGTCCATATACTGGTCTTAGCGCAGCTTCTGTTGCACCTGCAAGATATGGATTTTGTGATAACATTTGTGGTTGCATTAATCCAAATTGATTTGCTAACGCAGCTTGTTGAGCCATAACTTGTTGGCTACCTAATGCTTGTTGAGCAATCATTGCTTCTGCTTGTTCAGTCTTTTGACTTGGACTTGCATATGTTTGTCCAGGGAAAAACTGCATTGGACCTTGTTGATATAGTCTTTGTGATTCTCCATATATATCACGTAGATAGGGTTGTTGTCCTATCCATGGGTCGGCTTTTTGTACAGTTTGGGTTGTACCTCCACCACCTTTACTCATAAATGTTCTCCTAATGTATTGTTGTGAGTTCTTTTCCAACTATCGAATATGTTTGTTCATATCCAAAGTTTTTTAATTTCTTAATAAATCCTTTTCTGCATACTGTTTCCATGGCATCACAGTCTTGTTCTGTTGACCATTCTTCTAGTACATCTAATACCTGTGCTACCCACTCATCCATTCCATCTCCACCTAATGTAACAATACGGCAGACTTTCTTCTGTGGATAATTTATTATTTGTGTAGTAACTACAGCTTTAATTTCTTTCCCGTTGTCTTCATCAAATACAACCCATAGTTGCATCTCTGCATCTTTTAAAAAATAATAGATGTCATGTTCATTCATTTCTTCTTGCGCTTTATTTATACCCATCACTACATATTTTTCACATTCACTCCATACATCATCAATGTATCGAGCAGGTATTCCTGAAACGTATATCATTTATTTCTCCTATTGACTTACTTGTATAATACTTATTGTAGCTGATGGAGTAGCAGGTGCAAATGCTGTAGCTGCTAATGGGTCTATATCTATATCGGTGTCATCTGCTGCCATCATTGCTTGTAGATAATCACCTGCAGTTATGTCAAATATCCCTGCTTTAGATAGTGTTCTTCTATGGTTATTAGTTGCAAGTGTATGTGCTATTCCTGCTCCTGTTATATCTGTACCATTTATTCTTGGGAAGAACCATATATCTTTGTTGTTAGCACTTTGCGAATGTAACAATGCAGAGAAGTTTACATAGTATTTACCACTACGACTAAATTCTATCTTAGATGTATCAACTCCATTAATTGTAATTCCTTGTGAGTATACTAATGTGTTCCAAGTTATAGCTTGTGCTGTATCTACAGTAGCTATATTCTGTGCTGTTGTATCGGCAATCTGTGCAAAATCACCTGCACCACTACCACCTGCAAATGCTCTCCATACAGTACCATCATAGTAATATAAATTTTCACCTTGTCCTGGATTCCAGTTAGTACCATCAGCATAAGCGATATCACCTTGCTTTACTCTACTAGGTTCAACATTTTTTTCTTCTATAAATGCTATAGGGTTTTCTTGTAATGCCCCTTGTAGCTTAGTTAGTTCTTCAAAGATATATCTAGGTAAATCTTCTGAGTTAGCAGGTACAGGATTAGGTACATACTTAGGAGCTTGTGCCATTATCTTTCCCCTATAACTTCATACTCTAAATCATAGCCATTAAGTTCAAATGGACTGTTGTCTGTGTGTTGAAATCTTACTGCGATGTATTTACCTGTTGACCTACAATCTACTTTGTTGTTTTGTGTTGGGTCAAAGTTTTGTCCTGCTGTATAAGTATATGTTCCATTAGGCGACATAGAACTTCCAACTGATATAACGACTTGTCCTGAACCAGCAACTTTAGGTGTTAACTTTCTTACTTGTTTAACAGTATTGGTATTACCATCTAAGGTTAACCCTTTTCTTTCTAGTGTCGATATGTAGTTTTCACCATCGAACTGTCTGCCAAAATCACCACGATACAATTTAGTATCAAATGTTCCTGCCATCAATATACTTCTTTCTGTAGGATTATAGGTTCTTTCTCCCCATACCCCACTATAATCTGTCCATGTATCTGTCTGTGTATTCCAAGTTATGGATGTAGCACCAGGGTCTACAATTCCATTACCAATGTGATAAATGTCAGGCAAATCACGAAAAGTAAATGAGTTATTAACATAGTTATAAATTAATGCTTTATTACAATACTGCGACCCTATACTAGGATAGCATACCCACATTTCTGTTTGCTGTACGTTATGTGCAACAAAAGTGAGATTATAATATGCATCATTTATGTTATCAAATAATTCTTTTTTAACTAAATCAGTAGCTACAGATTGTTTTCTTACTCCATCATGTACTACTAAATCTCCTTGAGTAACTACAAAATGTTTACCAT